ATCCAATAAATTCTATACAAACGTAGTTGAACGATATAATATAAATCTTCATCTTGAGAATCTTGAAGGTCATTACTGGTATATTTGTGTTTCATAAAAATAATGTACGAATTGTCTTGACATTTGTCACAGAGAGAGTATAATGGACCTTGTAATAATAATTAAAGGAGAAATATAATGGAAAAAGAAATTATTGGTTGGAAGATTTCTGCTGAAGAAATCATTGCTGAGGCCTTTAGACAAGAGGCGGAGCAAGAGAGTTTTGAAGAGTGGGTTTCTGAACAATGTTCTGAAAAAGAATAAAATTCTGAATTTTTGTCTTGACAATGGTGACAGGATTTGAGATAATAGTAGTAAAGGATGGAGATAGACACTCCAATTTGATAACTTATATAGAGAATGTATTATGAAAATGTCTGAGAGTCGTAAATTGAGTTTGGATGCATTTCGTGACTATGTTGGTGGCGATTCATTCACAAGAAAAGATATTCTGGAATTCACCGAATCTGGAAGGCATAAGGAATTGGGAGTTATTCGCCCGTGGTTCCTTGCTGGTGATGAAAATAAAATAAGTCGTGGTCTTTGGAGATGGCCATCGACTGAAGTTGCTTCTGTGAGTACTCCTGAGAGTGTTCCAGTTGTTGAAACTGTATCGACTACTGAGGAATCTTCTTCTGTAGTTGCTTACCATAACCCTACTGAAAATTTGGTTCCTGATAAAGACCCGCTGTATGTTCCTTTTGGACACTTTAATGATGTACAAAACATCGCTAAGTCTGGAAGGTTTTATCCAGCTTTTATCACAGGATTGTCTGGTAATGGTAAAACTTTCATGGTTGAACAAGCTTGTGCGAAAGCTAAACGAGAATATTTCCGTGTCAATATTACTGTTGAAACTGATGAAGATGACCTTCTTGGTCACTATGCGTTGATTAATGGAAATACTGTTTGGCAGGATGGTCCTGTAGTTAAGGCTATGGAGCGTGGTGCTGTTCTTCTCCTTGATGAGATTGACTTGGCATCCTCCAAGATTATGTGTCTCCAACCTGTACTGGAAGGCAAAGGTGTCTTTCTGAAGAAAGTTAATAGGTTTGTAAAACCTTCAGTTGGATTCACGGTTTTTGCAACTGCAAATACCAAAGGTAAAGGTTCTGAAGATGGTCGGTTTATTGGAACTAACATCTTGAATGAGGCGTTCCTTGAGCGTTTCCCGATTACTATGGAGCAGGAGTATCCTTCTGTAGCGATTGAGAGAAAGATTCTTGACAAGGTATTTGTCAGTCTGGATATTGAATCTGGAGACTTTTCAGAGAAGTTAGTCAATTGGGCGGACATCATTCGCAAAACCTTCTATGAAGGTGGAATTGATGAAATTATCGCCACACGACGTCTGGTTCATATTGCGAATGCGTTCGCAATTTTCAATGACCGTAAGAAGGCGATTGAAATGTGTATCAACAGATTTGATGATGATACCAAAACTTCCTTCTTGGATCTTTATTCCAAAGTTGACTCTGAAGTTGTTCTTGATGAAGAAATGACTGATGATGAGAAAATTGGAGAGTATGAAGCTCCTAAAGATGATGAAGAAGATGATCTTTCACCCTTTTAAAAAAATGACTCCCCATCTTCGGAGCACAGCGAGTAAGTCTATTGAGCGCATCGCCGGGGAGTCAAAAAACTTCATTTTTGTCTTGACATATGTGCCAAGACGTTATATAATATAATTGTAATAATGAGAAAGCAACTTTTTGGAGTTTTAAATGTCTAATTTAACAAATACCAAGTCTCTTCTGGCGAAACTTCTCGCTACTGAGAATGTAACAGTTGAACATGGTAATTATCCTACAGCAGCATTTGATGTAAAGAATCGTATCCTCAAACTTCCAGTTTGGAAAGAGATGAGCGGTTCCTTGTATGATCTTATGGTACTTCATGAAGTTGGTCATGCACTTTATACTCCAGAAGATGGATGGCATGGCGCGGGCTCTGATAAGGGTCGTGGATATAAGTCCTTCCTTAATGTTGTTGAGGATGCAAGAATTGAGAGAAAAATTAAAGATAAGTATCCTGGTGGGCGTAGGTCTTTTACTACAGGATATATTGAACTAATCAAGAAAGATTTTTTTGGTCTTCGTGGAGTTGATGTTAATGAACTTAATTTGATTGACAAAATTAATCTTCATTTTAAAGGTGGTTCTGTTCATGAACTTACTTTTTCTGATGAAGAGAATGAATATATTGAAAAGGTCAAAGGTACTCGGACTTGGGAAGATGTGGTTCGTGTTACTGATGAACTTTATGAATATGCTAAAGATCATGATTCAGAAACAGATATGTCTGATCATGACTTTTCTACGTTTGAGCTATCTGATGAGTTTGGTGATGATGAAATGGATGATAGCATGGATGATTTTTCAGGAGAAGAGTCTGATGGTGTTGAAGAATTGAAGATAACTCTGGAAGGTCTTGAGGCTGGTGAAGAAGAAAAAGAAGAAGATTCTGGTTCTTCTACTGGTACTGGTGAAGGTGAAGGTGAGTCTGAAGAAAAAGGTAAAGAAACTGGCGAATCTGGCGAATCTGGTGAAGGCGAAGAAGGTGAAAAGGCTAAGTCTGGAAATTCTAATAATGATGAAATTTCTAATGAAGCTTCTGATAATTCTGGACATGGTTCTGGTGCTGGAGTTGGAAGACCTGATTTTGATAATGCAGGAAAGGGAGTAGAACCCCGGTCAATTACTGATGATAATTTTAGAAATCGTGAAGATGAGTTGGTTGAAGAAGATGCTACTAAGTCTGCATTTGAATATGCAAATCTTCCTGTAGCAGATCTTAAAAATATCATCATTGATTATAAAGAGATTCATTCTCTGATTCGTGACCACTATGTGGCGGATGATGTAGAAAAAGATAGTGAAGAAAATAAGCAAATTGATTGTGCGACAAAATCTTTTGTTGAATTCAGAAACAAGAATAAGAGAACTGTTGAGTATCTTGCGAAAGAATTTGAAATGAAGAAAGCAGCAGATGCTCATTCTAGAACAGCAACAGCTAACTCTGGAATTATTGATACTAGTATTCTTCATACTTACAAATACAATGAACATATTTTCAAGAAAATTAGTGTAACTCCTGATGGTAAGAATCATGGTCTAGTAATGGTAGTTGATTGGTCTGGTTCAATGTCACAAAATATTAAAGGTTCTCTTGAACAAATGATGGTTTTGGTTATGTTCGCAAAGCGGGTGAATATTCCTTTTGAAGTTTTCCTTTTTTCTGATTCATATCCTTCAGAAATCCGCAGCACTTATAAAATGAGTGAAGGTCGTGCGTCATGGACTCATAAAGATGATGGAAAGAATGGTGATTTGATAATTGATGCTCACCATCTTTTGAATATATTCTCTTCAAGAATGAGAGCAAATGAGTTGCATGCGGCATATGTGAATATGACAGCAATAGGGAAATGTTATGAGGGTGATAGGTATAATCGTTATTATCATGGTTACAAATCACTTCCTAGTGGAATGTCTCTTGGTGGAACTCCTTTGAATGCGTCACTTTTGGCAATAAATACTTTTATCCCTGAGTTTAAGGCAAAAAATAATATTCAGATTGTAAACTTGATTTATCTCACTGATGGAGATTCTTCTGGTGGAAATGATGTGTGGGATAGAAAAACTGTAATTGAAAAGACTTATTCTGGTGAAATGGTAGAACGTACCTATGACCATAAAAATATTGGTAGTGGATACAGCTGGAGGGGTTCTGGTCATACAGTTATTGTTCGTGATATGGATACTAAGCGTGAATATAAATTAGATGAATCTAGAAGTATTCGTTACAGTAGAGGGTCTATGACTAATACTTTGGTTAAAGTTCTTCGTGATAAGCATGGAGTTAATGTTGTAAATTTCTATCTTATTCCTAAATTCAGTAGCTATGATGCACTTGAATTTTCTGATGAAAATACTCCTCATCAATCAGTTCTTTCTGGTTGGAGAAAGAATGGTTTTGTAATTGGTACTGAGTATGGTGGATGGTCTGAGATTTATATTCTCAAGGGCGGGCAACGTCTTGTGACTGATGAAGCAGTTCTTGAAGTCAAAGAAGATGCGAAGAAGGGTGATATTAAGAGAGCCTTTTCTAAGTTTAATAAAAATAAACTTCAGAATCGTGTGGTTCTGTCTAAGTTTGTTGATATGGTTGCTGTGTGACGGTGACCGAGTGGTGAGGTACTGGTCTGCAAAACCAGTTAGGTCGGTTCGATTCCGACCCGTCACTCCATTTATTTAAAGGAAACTATTATGGGTATAACAAAAAATGAATATGTTGATCATTTGATTATTGATGAAATTGCAAAGAAAGTTGCAAATGAACCAATGGAAGATGGTTTTATAGATGAAGAAGATGTGAAAAATATTCCTCAGCATGTGATTGATGAAGAATTAGCAGATGCTGCAAGGCAACGTACAAGAGATTTGAGACAAATGGAAATGTACGATGATGAATGGATGAATTGGAGCGGTCTAAGGTGAGCTACTCACGTTGGATTAACTCTGATTTTTATACCTTCTGGTGCAGTTCTAAAGCAAAGGAAAAAGAAGATGAGGAATTTGCTTGTTATTTTTCTCTTGACAACTGCCCACATTTTAGGTATACTGAAGTTAAGGAAATGATAGAAACTCCCGAATTGATGCGGGATAAGATGGTGTATCATTTGAATGAAAATGATATCCATGAATTACTGTCCTATATGGGGCGGTTCATTGCTGATGTAGATCAGCGCTATTTTAATAAACTCTCTAATGAATAAGGTGAAAGTTATGGCACAAGAAGTAATGCATAGATTAGTTGTAGAAACGGCGATTCCATTGAATTTTAATTGGATTGCTCGTGATATGGATGGATCAGTATATGCTTTTGAGAAAAAACCTAATTTAGACTATGGAACAAATCTCAATCCTGTGGCTTGTGATATGTGGGACGTCTATGAAGGTGAAGTGTTAAAGGTTAGTCCAAAAACTCCTGTTTCAATGGCATTTTTGACAGAAGAATTAGGAGATTGGAGAAATTCTTTAACTGAAATTACAGAAACTATGGGAATAGATAATGGAAATAAATGATGACAATTAATGAATTTATACAAAAGTATAGAAAAGTTAAAAAACTTGGTCTAGATATGACTACTGGCTATACTCCTCATGTGGTTTGTAAAGATGGGTTTCAAATGTCAGTACAGGCATCGGACACTCATTATTGCGAACCTAAAACAATCGCAGATGAATATACTGAATTTGAGATTGGATATCCTAGTCAAAAAGAATCCATGATTATGAGGTATTGCGAAGATGATGATAATCCTTGTGGTACTGTTTATGGTTATGTGCCATGTTCAGTTATTGATGAAGTGATTGAAAAGCATGGTGGTATCGATGAAGATACTGTAATTAAAAATTTGGAAGAGGTTGCATGAGAGGAAATCCAGGAAGAAGATTGCGCAAGGAAGGTGCAATCAAAAGAATAGAACAGCAGATTCTTAATCATGACCAAGCACTTACTTCAAACAAAGAAGGTTTGAAACTTGCTCGTAAAGAGAAGAATCAAGCTAATATAAATACTTGTGAAAGATTTATACAGGTTCTTGAGAATAAACTTAATGCTGCCCGTGAGTGTCTTGATAATACAAAGAATAATCTAAACTGAACTAATCTCTAAGGAAATTAAATGGAAATTGAAGTTAAAATTGAGGAGTTACGCAAAAAGAAGATTTTTGTGGCATCTCCAATGTATGGTGGAATGTGTCATGGCATGTACACAAAATCCACTGCTGATCTTGCAACCATTGCCACTCAATATGGAATGGATGTAAGATTTTTCTATTTGTTCAATGAAAGTCTTATCACTAGAGCACGAAATTATCTAGTTGATGAATTTTTGCGAAGTCCTTATACTCATTTAATGTTTATTGATAGCGACATTGCTTTCAATCCTAATGATGTATTGACTCTTGCTGCATTGGACAAAGATATTGTTGGTGCCCCCTATCCTAAGAAATGTATTGCTTGGGAGAAAGTGCGTAATGCCGTTGATGCGGGGCATGCAGATGAAAAACCAGATGCTCTTGAAGAGTATACTGGTGATTTTGTGTTCAATCCAGTTGGTGGAACAAATGAAATTAAGATAACTGAACCAGTTGAAGTTCTGGAAATTGGCACAGGTTTTATGTTGGTAGCCAGAGAAGTCTTTGAAAAATTCAGAGATGCATATCCACAATTTTCATATAAACCAGATCACAATAGGTCTGAAAATTTTGATGGTTCAAGATACATTCATGCGTTTTTTGACACAGTAATTGATTCTTCAGCCTTTGCTGGTGAGGGGTCTGGTGGAAGTGACCGCTATTTGTCAGAAGATTATATGTTCTGTCAATTCACAAGAAAAATTGGTATCAAGACCTGGTTGTGTCCTTGGATGAAACTTGGTCATGTTGGCAGTTATGTTTTCAATGGTAGTCTTCCTGCTTTGGCAAATCTTGATTATGCCGCTCATGGAATGGACATTGAAAGTAGACCACATCTTGTAACTACAGAAGAAGAAGAGGTAGTAGAAAAAGAAGCTGGTCAAAAACTTAGTCGCGGAATGCGACGTAAGTTGGCACGAGAGAAGAGGAAAAAGGGAAATAAGAAAAGTTGACAAAACTAACATAAGATGTTATACTAATAATATAATAAACAATTCTAATATACGGAGTATACGATGAAACTAAGTGAACAATCCTTGAATCTTTTGAAAAACTTTGCGAGTATAAATCAAAATATTCAGTTCAAAACAGGAAACAAACTAACAACAATTTCTCCACAAAAGAACATTCTTGCTTCTGTCGAGATTCCAGAATCCTTTCCAAGCGATTTTGCAATCTATGATTTGAACAAGATGCTTGGTGTGATGTCTCTTTTTCAGGATCCTGAATTAGAAATTGGAGATAAAACTATGAATATTGGTGGGAAGGTAGAATATACATTTGCTGATCCAGCTATGATTGTAGTTCCACCAGAAGATAAGAAACTAGAATTTCCAAATACTGATGTGAAATTTAAACTCAGTAAGGTAGATTTTGACCAGACTATCAAGGCAGCTTCCGTTCTTGGTCTTCCTCATGTATGTTTTGCTGGTAATGGACAAGCAATTCAAATTGTGGCTACTGATGTGAATAACTCATCTTCTGATGAATTCAAATCAGAAGTTGGTACAACGTCTAAAACCTTCAATATGGTTTACAAGATAGAAAATCTTAAACTATTTTCTGGAGATTATGATGTTGAACTTACTTCAAGAATTACTAAATTTTCACACTCTTCAACTAATTTACAATACTACATTGCTTCTGAATCTGATTCTACATTTGGGGAGTAATCATGTCTCAAATTCGTGAAGATTTTCTTTGGGTAGAAAAATGGCGACCTACTAAGGTTGCAGATTGTGTTTTGCCCAGTGATTTAGAAGAACCATTTCTTGAATATGTTGAAAGTGGAAAAGTCCCAAATGTAATTTTTGCTGGGAAGCCTGGTACTGGTAAGACTACTGTTGCTAGAGCTCTTTGTGATGAAACCAATACTGACTACTTGATAGTTAATGGTTCTGACGAGGGTCGAAACATAGATACTGTTAGAACTACATTGAATCAATTTTGTAGTTCAGTTTCTATGACAGGAAACCGCAAGGCTATAATTATGGATGAGGGGGATTACATGAACCCTGATTCTGTACAACCTGCATTAAGAGGATTCATTGAAAAATTTGGAAATAATGTTTCTTTTCTTTTTACTTGTAACTATCCTAACCGTATTATTGATCCCATCCATTCCCGTTGTGCTGTCTTTGATTTTGTAATTCCAAATAATGAAAAACCAAAGATTGCTGAACAATATCTTCATTTATGTGAAAAGATACTTGAAAGTGAAAATGTAGAATTTGACCGCAAGGTATTGGTTGAACTTATCATGAAACACTTTCCAGATTTCAGGAGAGTACTGAATGAGCTTCAGCGGTATTCTGCTTCTGGTAAAATTGATATTGGTATTCTTTCAAGTTTGGAAGAAATTAATGTTGGTCAATTGGTTGATTGTTTGAGGGGTAAGAAATTTTCAGAGATGAGAAAATGGACTAATCAGAACTTAGATCAAGACTCCACTAGAATTTTTAGAAAATTGTATGATAATTTAAGTTCTCATTTGAAGCAACAGTCTATTCCCCAAGCAGTTCTTATTATTGCTGATTATCAATATAAGTCAGCATTTGTGGCAGACCAAGAAATCAATATGGTTGCTTGTTTAACAGAAATTATGGTAGAATGTGAATTTAAATAATTATGATTACAAGGCATTAGAATTCATCATGAAATTTGATTTTGAAGTAAAAGAAATTCATAAGGTTTATGCTATTGACTTTGTACAAAAGTTTCATTACTCACCAGTAATGCCTAAACTCACAAAATACTTTCTAGGATTTTTTATTGATGGAGACTTAAAAGGAGTATTGACATTGGGTTGGGGAACACAACCAAGACAAACTATTAACAAAATGTTTCCCGGCTTAACATCAAAAGATTACTATGAGATTGGAAAAATGTGTATGGATGATGACATGCCTCGGAATTCCGAAAGTCAAATGATTTCAGCCACAGTTCGATGGATAAAGAAAAATACAGATTGTCTTTTCCTCTATACAATGGCTGATGGAATAATGGGAAAATGTGGTTATGTATATCAAGCCTCTAATTTTTATTTTGGTGAAAGTTATTGGACTCCTGTATATCTCATGGAAAATGGTGAAAAGTTACATCCAAGGTCTACTAAAGAATTATGTAAAGAAAATGCAAAATTTTTAGGAAAAGAGAAAGTATTTTGGATGACTTCTGATTTTATGAAACATAAAGGTATCAAAAAGATTAATGGTTTGATGTTTAGATACATATATCCATTGAATAAAACTGCTAAGAAATTGATGAAAAGGGGTTCTACATTAGATTGGTCAAAAAATTATCCAAAAGAAAAAGATTTGGAGTGGATTGATGCTACTGATAGAACAGAAAAAAGATACATAGAAAAACCAAATTTTACATTTGAAGATGCTAAATATAATTTAAAAAATATTGGAGAGCATAGGGCGGAGTCTAATTTGAAGGAGTTTTTCAAATAAGGAAGAAATGCAGTTAGAAAAAGAAGATGCACTAAAATACTATAATGAATATATAGACTTCTTTGAAACTTTTCTTGGGGGTGATATTACTAATTATTATCGCTGGAAGAAAAGGCAAAGACTCATTGATATGGGATATTCTGATGATTGGTTAAAGGGGTCTTATGATATGTTCACTGGTGAAACTATTCCAAATGGTCCTCAAAAAGATCTATTCAATGATTTTTCTATGGAACCAAAAGACATGGAATTTGAGATTGTTCACTGTGTTCCTAAGAATCCTACTCCACAAGAAATTACTACAAACGCATACACTAAGCTGCTTGAGTTGACTGCATCATTTAATGCAGATAATTCTCCTGGAAGATCTACAAGACTTGCTATTAGAGAAAAGAATTCTGGTAAGTTTGTTGCCTTTATTAAATTGGGATCTCCAGTAATTAGTATGAGACCGAGGCATGAATATTTCAATGTTAAAAAAGTAGACCTTAAAACTTTGAATCAACATTGTCTTAACGGGTTTAACATAGTTCCAGCACAACCATTTGGATTTAATTGTCTTGGTGGTAAACTTGCTGCTTTAATTTGTGTTTGTCATGAAGTTCGGGAAATGTGGGATGATAAGTATGATGCGGATATTGTATTTTTTGAAACAACTTCTCTTTACGGGTCTATCAAAGGAAACAGCCAGTATGATGGGCTGAAACCTTTGATTCGATATAGAGGTGATACTGAAAGCAAATTGATGATGAACCTTTCAGATGAAAAATACAAGACAATGAGAGATGAAATTCAAGACAAGTATAATGATGGTGAACAGCTGGTTCCAGATACACAGGAAATTCCTACTAGTAGAAAGATGAGAACTCAGGCTAAGATGCTTTCATATCTCAAAGAAAGTTTGAAAGTTTATGATATGGATAAGTACTCTCATTTGTCAAAAGTGATAAAAGATAAGATGGCAATTACTACTCAAAAGCGCTATTATACTTCAGACTTTGGGTATACTAATTCAGTTGATTATATGTTGGGAAAGACTAAGACTTTGATAAAGGGCGTAAATTATGATAAATTTACATTTGATAAAGTGGTAGAATTTTGGAGGAAAAAAGCACAAAAGAGATATGAAAATCTCAAAGCAGATGGTAGGCTGCGTGATGAACTAGAATTTTGGACTCCAAAATCTATAGACACGATTGATATTATAAGATGAACACAATAGAAGGATTATTTGGAGAAAATTTTAAACCTCAGAAAACATTGAGAATTTTAGTTTATCCAAACATTACTTATGCTAAAGATTTAGAAAAAGATAGTTATATTCAAGTAATCTATTCTATGATTACTGAAATGAATAAAATCAGGGATGATCTATTTTTCTATTTGGTAATGCCGAAACATATGATGATGTTTTCTTCTGCGTTTCCAAATACTCATCAATTTATTGTACCCTGTCCAAGCTATCCTCAAAATATGAGGATGCATTTTAATGTAAAAGATTTTGATATAATAAGACATAGGAAATGGGATTTTGATTTAATATTTTCACATTTACCTGAACATACTCTTAACATTAAAAATGTTTTATATAATACTAGTTCGCATAATCCTCCGGTTGTTGGGTATTGTCATTGGTTTGATATTAAGGATGTGGTTGTATCTTCCATGCACGCTTTTAATTACAACTTGATTGGAATATTGGAAATGAAGCGGTGCTATTTGAATACTCAAGCACAGAAAGAATTGGTGTTACAAGAAGCAGGCAAGATTTTGAGTATATACAATTGTAAAAAATTAGATGAGATTTTGACAGTACAACATCCTGGAATTAGAAGAAGTGATGTGGTTGATACCACTGCGATGGAGAAAAAGACTGAAAAGAAAATTGTTTTTAATCATCGGCCAGCCACATACAAGGATTTTGATAACTTTATAAAAACCACAGACGAATTGTGGAAACAGAGACAAGATTTTAAGGTGTGGATTCCACTTTTAGATTCTTCAACTAGACCTTACATATATGTTGACAAATTTGATAAAATGGAGTATTATAATGAATTAAGGAGATGTAGAGTTGGTTATTCTCCAATGCAACAATATGGTGGATGGTCAGTTGCGACTACTGATGGTATTATGAAGGGTACACCATTCATTATGTATGACGCTCCATATTACAAAGAGTTAAATCCTACTGGAGACTTTTTTAAGAATAATGATGAAGCAATTAAATTACTTAATTTGTATTTGGATGATCAACCTCACAGAAACAGTCAAGCAGAAGTTGGTTTGGAGCATCTTAAAAATAATTTGATATATGAAAATGAAATGAAAGATATGTTGAAATATTTTGATCAGCTGGTTTCTGCTGAAAAGAGTGTTACTGATCGCTCTAAAAGATTGAAGGAAATGGAAGAACGTGTGGAAAAAGAGGGCAGAGTATCTAAAGAAAAATTAACAGAGTGGATTAAAAATGATAGACCATATGGGGTGGCATTAACGCCATATAGACGAGCATTGCTCAAACACCCAAACATCTATGATTCTGATGGTATAGAACCTCAATATATTTGGAAAAAGGAATGACAGACTGTTTAGATTATAAGGGAAATACATTTTATTTCCACATAGGAGAAAGACAAACAGCGAGAGAATTGGTTCTGAAGTATCATTATTCAGGTAGATGTCATGAAAATCCAATACTTGTTGGAAGTCTCCATTTTGGGGGCGGTGGATTATATGGTGATAAGGGAGAACTGGTAGCTACTTGTATTTTTTCTCAATCCAATAATAATACTTGGTCACTCAAAAAAGTTAATCTGATTGAACTTGTAAGATTGTGTAGGAAAGAAGATGTTCAAGTTCCCTTGAGTTGGTTGGTTTCTCGCACGGTAAAAGAAGTGAAAAAGTTGGGAAGATTTGACATAGCAATTTCATATGCTGATGCGACACAAGATCATCATGGCGGAATCTATCAAGCATGTTCATGGAACTTTCATACATATAGACAACCAAAAGAAGATGGTTTAATAATTGATGGAAAATTTGTTCCTAAGAGATCAGTATCTACTCGCTATGGTACATACAGAAGAGATAAATTGGGCGAAATGTTTGATGAAGTAAAACAAGAAACACTCTATGGTACAGAAGTAAAAACTATTGAATGGGGATCTCATGTAGATAAAGGAAAATATATGTACTGGATTCCATTAAACAAAACAGGAAAAAAGATAGCTAAACGGGTGTTGAACTTTGAAACTAATGAATACCCAAAACCAAAACTTAGTTGAATTACTTTTTGAAAATGATGAGTTAGACCTTACTAAAGCTAATGTTAAAGATTTTGTTGTTAAACCATCGAACCTAAGAGTAACAAGAGCGTTCATTGAAAAATGGCACTATTCAAGAAATGTTAATGGCTTGCGAATTTCACAAGTCTTTGGACTTTTTCATGAAAAGAATTTGATAGGGGCGATGATTTATGGCGCTCTTGGGATGGCTAATAACTGGAAAAAGTTTGTTGAGGCGGAAAGCAAAGTTGTAGAATTGAAAAGACTTTGTTGTATTGACAAGACTCCAAAGAATACAGAAAGTTATTTCATTGGTAAAACTTTAAGATGGATGAAACAAAATAGTGATTATGATTTGGTTGTGTCATATGCTGATACATATTATGGTCATGAAGGAATCATTTATAAAGCATCAAATTTCAAGCATATGGGACTGACAACAAAAGGAAAAGTGATTGACTATAATGAGCGATATTACCACGATAAATGTATTAGAACTTATTATACTAACAAAGATGGAGAAAAGGTGATTAAACCATTTGCTCAGAAAATCAAAGGTGCGTTAGAAACTGGTGAAGCAAAGTATGTGGAAATGCCAGAAAAACATATTTACATTTATTCATTAAAAAATTGAAAATGTGGAAAGATAATAAATTTGATCCAAGTGCTACTCTTTTTGAAGATGAAGAGCAACTGAAAATTTGTAAGAATTGTGGTCCACTCCCTTTAGAGAATTTTTCTGATGATGGAAAATATGAAAAACTTTGTATGAATTGTGAAGCAGAAAGTAGGAGTAAAAAAGATTCCAAGTACAATCGTGGAGAACGTCGAAAAATCACGA